TAAAATAAAAGGTGGAGATACTGAATACCATGAGTACTCTTGGTTTTCTATGGGAACTCAACATGATTATGAGATAGGAGTTATCAAAGATAAAGTTTTAATACAAGAAGTCTATGGTGATGACGAAGAAGAAATATTTGAAAATAATTTTGATGAAGATACTAATACCTATGAAAATTATAATAATGATTGGGTATCAGTATATTCTGTAAAGGATATAACATCAGAAGAATTAGATGTGTTAGATAAATTTCGAATTATTTGTACATAATGCTTGCAATCAAATATAAAATATGTTATACTAAAAAGTATGAGTAGAGAGGAGAAGAAAATGTTTAAATCATATAAAACATATGAAGAAATACCAGAGAATGTAAAGGAACAGATTTGTTCTGGCAATCAAGTTGATGATGTTAAGAAAGTTCCATTGAAAGATATTAATAGTTTCTATCAAGACTTGGATAATTTTATTAGCATGACATCAAACAAAGTTTTGTTTCAAAGAATGATGCAACAACAAAAAGATATACAAGAACAACTTAATGATATAGAACGATTAGTTCAAGGAATGTATGATAAGATTGTGTGAAATGTTTATGATAATTCAATACAAAACAAAACATAAACTGGCTAAAAAGAAGTGGGAGATGAGATATCCTATTGACCAGATATGTGATGAGATACCACCATTCCACCCCTTGTACTTTATAGATAAGGAAAGTGCGTGGAAACAATTATCAGAGTGGGGTATTGAAAAAGAATTAGCAGACGCACAGAACATAGATGTAGTAGGAGTACACTAATGCCATATTTAACTTTAGAAAAAGAAAATAAATTGTTAAGAAGAAATATAAAAGAATTACAAGGACAATTACAAGAAGCATATATAAGAATTAAAAAATTAAATGAAGAATTAAATTTTGAGAAAGCATCTCACCACCCAGAACAAAACTTTAGTACGGCATCTGGTTGGGCTATGACAAGTGAAAATCCAGATGCTAGTTTTATAGAGGAGAATGAAGATGAGAAGTAACATAGGAGTAGAAAATCCATATAAAGATTACCAAACTTTTTACCAATATGGTACAGATTGTTATAAACATTTAGGGTTTCAAGTATGTTTAGATAAAAAAAATAAAGATGTACTTATTAAAAATAATAATAAGGTTGTGTTAAACACATATAAAAATTTAATTAAAGGAGATAGAAATGCCTAGACAAATGTGGGATAGAGAAGAACGAGCAGAGTATAGAAAGTTATATAAAGAATATAAACGAGAAGGTTATGATGATCAAGAGGCAAGGCGATTAGCCAGACAAGAGGTAAAAGAAATCATGGGAAACAGATTAGATTTTGCTAGTGATTTATATAAAAATACTTTGGAAGAATTAAATTAAATGAAAAAGTTCTTGACAAATATAATAAAGTAGTGTAATATATCTATTAATATATATATATTATTATTATATTTATTATTATTATATTAATTATTTTAAATGGAGAATAAAATGAGTATAGAATTAAATGATAAACAAAAGCAACACTTACTAGATTTATTTAATGCAGGTAAAGATGTGTTTAATGATTTTGATATTAAATATGTTAGTGCCTATGACTTAAAGCAACTTGAAAATTTACTAGATGACATGAAAGACTTGTATGGTATAGCACCTACAACAAGTGAGAATAAAGATAGAGATGGTGATTACTATCCTAATCATTACTGTGATCATGTATGGTCTGACGATCCAAGAGCATGGAAAAGACAAGTTGATTAATAAAATAAATTAGGGATAGAAAAATGACAGGACAATGGGTAAGTAGAAGTAAATGTAATTCATGTGGATCAAGTAAAGGATTAAATCAACATGTTGATGGACATGCTTATTGTTTTTCTTGTAAAAAATGGTTTAAAGGAGATGCAATGCAATCAGAAAAGGTTATAAATATGACAGATAAAAAAGATTTATCTTGGACAGGAACAGTAAGTGCCATACCAGATAGAAGAATAGATGAAGATGTTGTAAAAAGATATGATAGTTTAGTGAAGAAAAATAATGGATTGATTACACATCACATTTATAAATATTATAATCTTGATGGTAGCCATACTGCTAGTAAGATAAGACAAGTAGAAGGTAAAAAGATTTGGAGTGAAGGGAACATGGGGGATGCCTTACTCTTCGGACAAAACTTATTTAATTCTGGTGGTAAAATTATTACAGTAGCAGAAGGTGAACTTGATGCCATGTCTGTTTATCAAATGATGGGTAAGAAATATCCTGCCATATCTATTAAGAATGGTGTGCATAGTGCAGTAGAAAATTGTAAACAAGCATTAGAATATCTACAATCTTTTGAAACTGTTGTGTTATGTTTTGATAATGATGAGCAAGGTAAGGAAGCAACACAAAAAGTTGCACAATTATTTGAGCCAAACAAATGTAAGATAATGAAGATGGCTTTGAAAGATGCTAATGAATATTTAAAAATGGGAAGAGCAGTACAGTTTACCAATGAGTTTTGGAACGCACAACCTTATACACCTGCAGGAATTATTAATCTTGGAGAACTCGGTGCATCTTTATATGAAGAAGAGTATTGTGAAACTGTACTATACCCTTGGACTAATATGAATACTAAAACTTATGGCATGAGAACAGGTGAGTTATTAACATTTACATCTGGTGCAGGGATGGGTAAGAGTTCTATCATGCGTGAGTTAATGTATCATATTATGAAAACAACAAAAGATAACATAGGTATATTAGCATTGGAAGAAAACATTAAGAATACTGCATTTAATATTATGTCAGTAGAAGCTAATGCAAGATTGTATATTAAAGAAATTAGAGAAAAGTTTTCCAGAGAAGAACTACAATCTTGGGAAGAAAAGACTATTAGTACAGGAAGATTTTTTGCCTTCGATCATTTTGGATCTATTGAAAATGATGAGATATTAAGTAAGGTTAGGTATATGGCAAAGTCATTAGATTGTAAATGGATATTCCTTGATCACTTATCTATTCTTGTATCAGGACAAGAAGATAATGGGGATGAAAGAAAGTCTATTGATATTCTGATGACAAAGTTAAGATCATTGGTGGAGGAAACAGGGATAGGATTATTACTCGTTTCCCACCTACGCAGACCTACTGGGGATAGAGGGCATGAGGACGGAAAAGAAGTTTCTCTGTCGCACCTTCGTGGGTCTGCAAGTATAGCACATCTTAGTGATAGTGTTATTGCATTGGAAAGAAATCAACAAGCAGATGATGAGAATGTTGCGAACACTACAACGATTCGTATATTAAAGAATAGGTATACAGGTGAAACAGGGGTTGCTTGTTACCTCCATTACAATAAAGAAACAGGGAGAATGATACAAGTAGATAATCTAACTGCAGGGGAGGATGATTTCTAATGAGGTGTTGGCATTGTAATCACGAATTAATTTGGGGAGGAGACCATGATGGTGAGAAAGAAGATGAATATGATATGGTTAGTAATTTAAGTTGTCCTAACTGTGATACAGATGTATATGTATATCATACATTTCCTAGTGATGATGATACTAATATACAACAAGATTTATTTTCACCAGATATGTGGGAACATTACTGTCCTGTTGAAGAAACAGATATGGAAATAGGTAAAGGTGAAGAATGTAATTGGTGTGGAGAAACAGAATGACAACAGCGATAGTTGATATAGAAACAAATGGTTTAAAAGAAGCTGTAATTAAAAATGGTAATTTAATTATACCAAAAGCAACAAAGATACATTGTATTGTTGCCAAATGTTATGATACAGGACGAACAAAAACTTGGGTGAAAGATGAATGTAAACAGTTTGCTAAATGGTCAAAGTTAATTGATACATTTATTATGCACAATGGTTTATCTTTTGATGCACCACTACTAAATAAGTTTACAAATTCAGATATTAAACCACACCAGGTTAGAGATACTCTTCTTGAATCACAGTTGTTTAATCCTATACGAGAAGATGGACATGGATTAAAAGCATGGGGTAAAAGATTAAATAAACCTAAAGGGGATGTAGATTCTTTTGAAGTTTATACACCTGAAATGTTAGAGTATTGTAAACAAGATACAGAAATAACTTATACTCTTGCTAAACAATTAGAAGATGATAAGAAAAAATTCTCTGATCAATCTTTAGAGTTAGAACATAAAGTTAGACAACTGTTAGATCAACAAGAAGAAAATGGTTTTGCTTTAAACTTACAAGAGGCAATGAAATTAAATGCCCAATTAAGTGATGAATTGTATGAGTTAGAACAATGGTCATTACAAAAATTTGAACCTACCATTATTGAATTAAAAACAAAGACCAAAGAAATACCTTTTAATATTGCCTCTCGTCAACAGATTGGACAAAGACTTATGGACAGAGGTTGGAAACCTACTGTAAGAACTGACAAAGATCATGTTGTAGTTAATGAAGCTGTATTAAAAACTATAATAGAACCTGATCTTATTCCATTAGCTAAAAAGTTTATGAGATATTTTCTTATACAAAAAAGATCCGTTATGATTACATCTTGGATCAATGCGTGTAGAGAAAATGGTAGAGTACATGGTAAGGTGATGACATTAAGAACTGTAACAGGTCGTATGGCACACCATAGTCCTAACATGGCACAGATACCTGCAGTTTATTCAGAGTATGGAAAAGAATGTAGAAATTTATGGACAGTTTCTAATACTGATACACATAAATTAATAGGTACTGATGCAAGTGGGTTAGAGTTAAGATGCCTTGCACATTATTTAAGAGATGATAATTATAAAGAAGAAATATTAAATGGTGATATCCATACTAAGAACATGGAACTTGCAGGTATTAAAGAGAGAGATCAGGCAAAGACTTTTATCTATGCATTTTTGTATGGAGCAGGGTCTGAAAAGATAGGAAGTATATTAGGATTAGATAAGAAAGCTGGAGCAAAATTAATAAACAGATTCTTAGCTAACCTTCCATCATTACGAAAATTAAGATTAAGAGTTGAGAAGAGTTCAAGATCAAAAACTCTTCGTGCTATTGATGGTCGTATACTTCATATAAGAAGTGTTCATTCTGCTTTGAATACATTATTACAAGGAGCAGGTGCAATCATTTGTAAACAATGGCTTGTACATATGATGGACAGAGTTAAAGAAAAACAATTAGATGTTAAATTAGTAGGGAGTATACATGATGAATATCAATTTGAAGTTATAAACAAAGATGTAGAAAGTTTCTGTGAGATAACAAAGTTAGCGATTAAAGATACAGAAAAAACTTTACAATTAAGATGTCCATTAGATAGTGAGTATAAGGTTGGAACTACATGGGCAGAAACACATTAAAAAAGTTCTTGACATTTTATTAAAAGTATGTCATAATAATGTTATTAAATAAAAAAAGCCAAAGGAGGAAATTAATATGGCAAGTATGATAACAGGCACAGCATATTTTGCTTCTGTTATAGATCCAAATACAAACTTTGAACCAGTATGGTCTATTAATGTTTGTGATCTTGACAAAGAAAGTATGAAAACTGTAGTAGCAGATAACTTAATTATTAAACCTGCGAATGATAAACATCCAACAGATTATGTTGTGATTAAACAGAAAGTAAATAAACATGATGGTAGTGGTAGATTTAATCCACCTGTTGTGATGGATGCTTCCAAAGAACCTTGGGATAATCGTAAGATCGGTAATGGTTCTAAAGTTCGTGTGTTATATAACGCAAGAGAATGGAAGTACGCAGGTAATGAAGGAGTTACTGCTGATTTAAAGAAGGTACAAATTTTAGACTTAGTACCTTATGTAGATGCATCAGGCAATGATGAGTTTGATGTTGTTGATGGTGGATATGTTATCCCACCAGAATCTAAAGATGCTTTTGCATCTTAATTAAAATAGGGAGTGAGGGGTATTTTATTTAGTTAGAGTACCCCTCTTATTTTATTATGAAAAAAATTGAAACTTTAGTAGACGATATAAATAAATTATTTACTGCAGAAGATCCACCAATTCCTGAGAAGGAAGTGGATAATCTTATAGATATTTTTGGTGAAGCTATTAAGGAACATTTAAAAACATTTCTTTATGAGTTGCCACAATCAAGAAATAATTTAAGATTATCAGCGATTGGAAAACCTGATCGTCAATTATGGTATGATATTAATAAACCAAATAAAGAACCTCTGGCTTCCAATACTCGTATTAAATTTTTATATGGTTATCTATTGGAAGAATTATTAATATTATTATCTTTAGTTGCAGGACATAAGGTTACACATCAACAGAAAGAAGTAACAGTTGAAGGTGTTAAAGGGCATCAGGATTGTATGATTGATGATGTTCTTGTTGATTGTAAGAGTGCATCTTGGAGAGGCTTTCAAAAGTTTAAGAACAATGCTATATCTGAGGATGATCCCTTCGGTTACATAGCACAGATCTCTGCCTATGCTGAAGCAAATGGTGTAGATAGAGCAGCTTTCTTAGCGATAGATAAACAGAGTGGTGAGATATGTTTATCTCCTGTTCATTCATTGGAAATGATTAATGCAAAGAAGAGAATTACACATCTTAAAAAGATTGTTAAAGATAAAACAGAACCTGATAGATGTTACGAGGATATTCCTGATGGTAAGTCTGGGAATCGTAAGCTTGATGTTCGTTGCATTTTCTGTTCTCATAAGTCTAAGTGTTGGAGTGATGCTAATGATGGTAAAGGACTGCGTATCTTTCAGTATGAAAGGGGTAAGAAATATCTTACGCAAGTTAAAAGAGAACCTAATGTAGAGGAGTTTACCTAATGGAAAGCCATTGGACTGTCTGGCTAGAGTATAAACCTTTTATACCTAACCTAGATAAGTTTGGGTTTGTTTATATTATAACTAACACTCAGAATGA